TGACCACTGTTGTCACGTCCTTAGCATTGAGCCATAAGTCTTGACCAGGTGTTGAGCTGAATTCTTGAGGCTGGTCTGTTAGCCATTCCTTAGTGATGCCATCAAGCTCATAGTCTGTCTCATCCCAGTAAGGGAACTCAAGCCATGAGTATACACCATTGAAGACAAATTTGTCAAGTGTTGACTCTATATCTAAGTCTATAGTCTTTCGCTTATCAGCATACTCAACAACTCCATTGATAGTAGCATCTGTCACTCCTGACCATAGTGCATTGATTGTGAAGTTAGTTGTGCCAGTGATAGCTATCACAGTGTGAAGTCCCTCAACACCAGGATTAGCTACTCCACCATCTGCTTGAGTAATATTCACCTGGTCACCTACTTGAAATGGATGTGTAGCTGTGATGCGTACATTGCCACTATTATCTGTCAGAGATGCTGTGTAGCTCATATCAAAGATATACTCCTCACCAAATTTCACGTCATAGCCAAAGTAACTATTAGATGCGTCATAGAAAGTAGTGATTGATGGATTGAAGTCAAAGCTAACTGAGTTGCTCAATAGTTTAGATAAGTCTTGCTCACCATAGCCAGTGCCAAATGTAGGCAGTGCCTTGTAGTATCCTATTCTGTCATTGGTCACTGAGTCAAACACCTCAAAAATATATCTAAATCCTGACTTATTCTTGTTAGTAGAATTGATTATAAACTTGCACTCATTATAAGCTGGAGTGAAGTCCTGAGGCTGTGCTATGATTGTTGTTGCCATACCTATATTGTATTTTTATCTGATTTCAATTAGAAGGAAATATAGCTGTCATCTGTGTAGTATTCCTTCTTGATGTAGGTTGCAGCGTATCTGATAGCATCCATAGCATCATCCCAAAGTTTGACTGGCTCATCAGTGATTGTGTCACCTATTTTTTTCCACTTGTAATTCTCATACTCCTTTTTGATTGCTGGATGATCCTCACAGAATACACCAAATGTCTTTATGTTATCTATCCCTTGCTTGACTACCTTGTTAGCATTCTCAATGTAATAACCAGCTCTATCAATCTCAGCTATTGTCTCAGGCCTTGAGTAATCGGCTAGTATGTTGATGCTCTTCTCAATTCCTAACTGGTCCATCCTTGCGATTAGGTCAGTAGTGGTCAAGTAGCTTTCATAGATGACTGGCTCAATGTAGATATCTTTATCTCTCCAATAGACTCTGACCAATGCTGTAGGGTGATTATAACCAAAGTCAAGCCCATAGACATAGGAAGTGAATTTAGCTGGTCTATGCTTGACAAATGACCAATTGCTGTAGATGTTGCTCTTAGAGATAGCCTTCTCTCCTAATGCATAGATTTGATACTGTGCCTCATCTGTGCGTTTCAAGTCTTCAATCTGTCGCTTGATGCTTTCAGGTAGGAAGGGATTGTCCTTATAAGTTGACTTGATTAGGATTGACTCCTCAACTGGTAGCTCATACAGCCATGAGTTACTCTCAGATGGATTGTAGTCAAAGATTAGCTTTCCTTCTGTTCTCATGTTGAGCTGTGTGAAGTCATCATAGTACAGCTCATTAGCTTCATTGCACCAGGCTAAGTCTCTCTTTCTACCTCTTATCTTTTGCTCATCATCAACTGAGAAAAACTCCACTATAGAGCCATTGCCAAATGTGTAGATGTGTTCAGACTTATTATGTCTAGCCACGTCATAAATCTCTAAGCTCTTCATAATTTCTAAAAAGTCTCTCATGACTGTAGCTCTCAATGCTGGGAAAGTTTTGCGAATTATTGACACTACCTTGTTAGGATTCTGTAAGCAATAGACTATTATCAGCTGACAAAGTGAGTAGGTCTTTGATGACCTTGAGCCACCCTCATTGATTATAAACCTATGACTTGAGTCATTGAGTGCCTCGTGATTCTTTTGGAATATTACAGTTGAGTTTAGCTCCATAGACAAATCATACCACTATTAGTAGTACTTATATTTATTATTATTAAGATATATTACTCTTTATTAGAAGTAATAATATTAACCTTTATCTCTGAGATAGCTTCACCTTTTGTGGTAGTATCAACTCTCTCAGTCAGGTTGTTTAGTCTCTGAGTTATGGATGCATTGTACTGCCCAGTCATCCCACCTTCAATCTGATCATGTCGTATGGCTTCCTCTATGCGTGTACAGATTGTCACATATTCAATATATCTCTCATCCACATTAGCAAAATATTGATGTACTGTACATCCATTATCTGCTGCATAACTTCTGAAACCTACTTGAGTCAATGGTCTCTCTAATGGGATAGCAGTTGCCTCGCCAGTCTTATTAGAAAGTGAGTATTGATATCTAGGATTAGCTTTGCACCAATCTCTGTAAGATACAAATAAGTCCCACATTGCCTCAGGAGTCTCTATGTACTTATGCTTCGGCATTGTTTGAGTCTTGCTCTTGTTTTACCTCTTCTAGTCTCTCAACAAATTTCTTAGTGCGTTTCTTTTTAACTGGCACATCCTCAACTGCTGTATATTCAATAACAGTAGACTCAGGAGCTGTAGTAGTCACCACCTCTTCAAAGATGTGCTTAAGTCCAATTGTCTGATAGTATTTCACTTTGCTAAGGTCAAGTTTATCTACGACAATAGTCTGAGTACCTTTAAATCTGTCATAGATTTTCACTGTCTTACCTACAAATTCGGGTTTAATTGTGTATTCCATAATTTTAGTCTTTATACCTATATTGTATCTCTTTAATATTTTGTTTTATTTCTTTGATTAGAAAGAATGCTGATGTGCTGTTGATGTCAAAGTACTTAGCCAGTGCAGTCTGAGTAGAGTGACCTTTGTCATAGTACGCTTCAAAGATAATTCTTTTTATCCTATCATCCAAAGAGTTACGATATATCTCTACCATTGCCTTCTTGAAATTATAGCTATCCTCTAAATTAACTTTGTGCTCAATGTCGCTTGAGTCATCTAATGAGTCACCTAGATACTCATGTGATCTATAGATGTCATCTTTCTTTGTCCTTGAGCCTTGAGTCCAAATAAGCTCATACTTGATTGTGTTGAGTAGATAGCTCTTTGCTTTGTCTTCTGTGACACCTTCTATCTCTAGCTTAACACAATGAAGGTAAGCGTTGTTGATGACAGCATCGGCTTCAATTGAGCTAGGTATTTTGAGTCGTTGAATGAAGTGCTTTGTGTATTTGAGCACTTCTGTGTAGTTTTTTTGAATGTATTGGTCAAGCATTCTTTTCATACCAGGATAAAAAGTCCTTATACCACACCTTGCGTCTTACTGTAGAGCAAAAGCATTCCTTATCAATCTCTCTAGTAGCCATAAATTTAACCATCTTGAGTTGATTGAGTGACCTCTTAGTCATTATCTCACTCTCAGGTAGTGTTATAATCGATTCTACGAGTTGTATATCAGTTTCTGTAAGCATACTACTGTGAGTGATGTGGCACAAGCCACTGTGAATGATTGTGAGTAGATGAGTGCAGTCCAAAATGACATACACTTCCAGCATCCTAGAGCTGTGTGTAGCCAGTCAGGTAGAATGAATCTGTTAATGAAATTCTGAATAGGTTCGAAGTTAACAAACCACCAGGTAGCTACTAATGAAGTAAAAAATGCTGTCATGTGTGTAAAGATACTAATTTTGAATATACCATTTAAACCATTTGTCATAAAATGCGTCAGTCACAGTGTTACCACTCATAAATCTACACAGCTGTGATAAATGCACTCCGATGTCCTCAGCTATGTGTACCTTCAAGTATCTGTTTGTTATCCTTGCATTAGTCTGCTCTATCATCCATTCTTTGATTGAGAAGTGTTTATCTGTTGCGATAGTGATAGTATAAATCTTTGATAAATCCATGTAGAAAATAAATTAAAATTAGTATTGAAACGATTGTGAGCCCTCTCTTGCCGAGAAAGTAGTGCATGCCATAAAAAAACAGCCCAAATGTAGCCATTAGGCATAGCACTACTATGATGTACTTAACTACTCTCATTAGAATAGCTTAGATTTTACCTCAAGTACATTCAATGTATTGTAATGAGTTTCTTTGTATGCTTTACCTCTTAATTCAAACACAAGCTCTACTGTATCATTCACCTGGATAAAATCTAGTAGATATATCTTATCATTCACTAATTGGAATTTTACTTCTTGCGGATACTTATCATCAGGATCTCCTACCTTGAGGATAAATTCTTGCACTCTAAATTTTTCAGTTACTTGCTTTGCGGGCAATTTGTTAATGATTGCTCCTTCTAATTTAAATTGATTCATATTATTTGTTTACTTGTTACTTAAAAAACCCCTCGGAATAGTTGCCGATTCTACTCGGAGGGGTTGGTATCTCTCAGGTACCTATACTACTTTCTCAGGGAATGAGTTTTCAAGTCTCATTTTTGCTACTTCAATCTCTGCTCTTATTGTTAGAGCTTTTGCATACTCATCAGCCATAGATGCTATAGTTGAATGAGGGTGTACGTACTCAGCTTCATAGCCATTTCCGATTGCTGATAATAATCCTTGCATTGCAGCAAGCATTGCATTTTGGTAAAATTCTTTTTCTGTCATTTTGTTAATTTATATAGGTTTAAAAATCTCGCTGTGCTACACTTGAACTCTTTCATAGGGTTATCTGTAGTAGCTTGAGTCACTTGATAGATGACCATTCCTTCTTTCTCTGAGATAGGAACAACTAACTGCTCTCTAGTCTCGTTTTTGTACGTTTTGTTTACTTGTATCATTTTTTGTTGTTTAAATTGTTAAATTCTTCTTTACTTACCTTCCTAACATCTAATTGGTCAATATTGTCTGTGACTAAAATACAGTAGTCATGACCTGACTTATTGAACGTCTTAGCTGAGTATCTAGCATACTTGAGATTATCTAGGCTTGACTCAATAATGAAGTAGGACTTTTCCATTACTTACAGTTTAATTGTACAAAATATTCATTATAGTACTCAGTACAAGCCAAAAGACGCTCTCTAATGTCTTCTTCTGTTGAAATGTTGCGTTCATACCTTAGCACTGTTATTCTCTTTCTAGGGTCAATGTGAGACACCTTGTGGATTGATTTGTTATCCCAATCAGATAGTAAGAAGTCATCTGTATCAATCATACAGTAGATTAGCTCAGCTGATTGCTTATCACAAAGCATCATGTAGCCTCTTAGTTGCCACTCATAATCTTTGTTTATTCCTTCTGCTGCTATAGCTGGGAAAGTCTCAAGTGACCATGAAGTCTTAATGTCAATGATTGAATTCTCTAAGATGATATCAGGTGTACCAATTAGGCAGTCATTCTCAATAGTTTCTTCATTCTTGATGTAGAATGAGTCTCTAATCTGATTAACTAACTCTATAGACTCGTGCTCCCAGTCAGTGCCTTTCTGCATTGCTTTTGTAGATACAAATGAATTGTAGCCATAGAAATCTTCTTTTGCCTTAGATGCGATATAAGACTTAGTAGTCTGTGATAGTGTCTCTGACTTAGTGCGTGACTCTGTCATAAGTTTACCTAGGGATGATGGATGCCATTTCATAGTGCTTGTAATTGTTGTTTGGTTAATAAAAAATCTGCTTTTAATTTCTCTGCTGTGTACTTTCCTGACTCAATAGATTTAAGAGCCTCTTTAAATCTGTCATCTGTTAGCGTTGGCTTAGTTGCTGATGCGACTGAATTACCATCATCATCTACAGCTTGAAGGCTCAGAAGTGATTGTAAAGTTGCTCTTCTGTAGTAAGTCGTTGCACTAATCATTTTTTGTGGATCAATGTTGTCAGGTAGTGTTAACCAGCTCTCAATCATTTCACCAGTCTCAATGTCAATTATCTGAGTGCTCAGAATCTTATCATGAATAGGTTGTAATAGGAGCAATCCATTCTCATGAAGGATAGGCTCAACTGTCTCAAGCAATGCATTGATGTCTGCATAACTCTTTTTAAAGTGAGGATTGGTGGAGTTCTTAACAACCTTGCCAATGCTCATCTTTGCCTTGTGAATCTTAGTCCACAATGGCACTTTGTTTGGTTCTGTTTGCATATATATTTATTTAATTGTTTACAAATGTAATAATAATTTTTAGATGTGATACTATTTAGAATAAAAATAATTGAATATACCACCATTTAGGCTCAATTATCTGTCCAATGTAATCATCATCTGTATAGTCTTCACCATTCCAAATGACTTGAGTTACTTTGTATAGCTCAACTCCACCAAATGTATTGAGCTTGACTACCTCACCTACAAAGTAGCAGTCACCATCTTCTGTATCTTTTATTTTATCTCCTATTTTCAGCATATCAAAGTATTATACCATTCAATAAACGTATCAAAATCTCTAGCAATGTAGTAGATACCTTTTGCACTCTCTATCTTTTGCTGATACTGTTTCTGTACTTCTGACTGAACATCACGCTTGTACTTCACTTCGATCTTGACTGACTTGCCATTGATAGTAGCAGAAATGTCAGCTGTTCCCTTAGTACCTTGACCTGGTGTCCACTTACCAGGTAACTGTTTTGTGTAAGCTATCTCTCCAGTTCCAACTTCTATCTTCTTACCTTTTCTATATTGTCCTTGATTGCTAATTCTTTCAGCTTGATTCCCAGTAGCATTGATGTAGAATTCAATACTAGCAGTTAAACTATTGGCTGAGTTATCATTCCATTTTGTTAATAAACCTTCTAAGTATCTAGGATTCATTGATGACTTAGCTTTCAGTATTTCAAGCTCTAATGCTTTGAGTTTAGCTTTGTTTTCTTTGGTCATATTGCTTTAGATTTATAGTAGTTTTCAACTAAGTGCTCATTTTCAAGCTCCCAAAATTCTTTAAGTAAATTTATAAATCCTTTATGTGGATTGGGAGTCATCCAGTCTACTTCTAGTGTGCCTTTATGGTCAGTTAAGCTAAAGATTTCTTCATCAAAGCAATAGCTTTCTATTTTATTTTTAACATTTTGAAGTCTCTCAGACCTCCATTGTTCTTGTTGATTGTAATTTATTATCATAGTTCTGAAAAAATTATATATCTACCTTTGTGATTTTTATCTTTTGAAATTTTATAGCCTTTATGCTTAGCATACTCAAGTAGCCATTTAGAGAAACGTTGAGGAGTCATGTCTTTATAGTTATAATCTACCTCAAATGAGCTTAATAATTCGCTGTTATAGTACATGACATCTTTAACAAGTTCATTCTCACTAATGAAGTCATAGAAGTCCTTGCTAGTAGCTTGAATAAATCTTTTTGCATCAGCATTGATTCCTATTGACTTAGTAAGTCCTTCTCTTAAGTATAGCTGTAAGTTTTTGATCATGTAATTATCAAATCTTAGCCAGTCATCAGTGCTCCATTGGTCAAATAATAGCTTGCCATAATGCTTAAGGGGTGAGTTAGTAGAGTTAAAGTATTGAAAGAACTCTATTTCATGCCTTCTTCTATCATGACTGCCTCCAGCTCCTTGAATAACATAGTTAGTAGTTATGACTATCTTAGGTGATCTCTCGAATGGAATAAACACCTCATCTTTATTTTTGCGATTGACAGTGATTCCTTCAGATACTATCATAAATAATTGCTCAAAGTTAAAATTCTTAACTACGTCATCAAATGCTAAAATCTGAGTATCTAAGTTGACTCTTTGATATAAAAAATCTGACTTAGTAGGATTGTAGAGTTTACCATCTATCTTGACTGTCTTTCTAATGTGATTAAGAGCTGTCAACATTAAAGACTTACCGCTACCTCCATTGGGATTCTCATCTATTTCTTGATCATTAAAGATAATTGCCTTTTGATTTGTTCTATCCTTATAGCCATGAATTAAATAACCTAGTGTTGATTGTAGTGCATCTATTCTCTTAGTCTCATTATTAGATACTTTTTGCACTAAGTCAAAGAAGTCATTAGCAAAGTCATTGACCAGGTGAAATTCTCTATTTATAATTTGATTCTCCCAAATGTAGCCATCAACATCAATGTAACTTAACATCTTAGACTCATCTTTAGTGACTTTAACAACACCATTTAGGAATGGTAGGTATGAGAAGTCATGACCATCCTGCAACATCTTAAGACTAACTGAGTCAATCATGTTAAGATGATTCTCAGAGAATAAATAAGGTGACCTAGAGCAATGATTCCAAATATTAATTTGTGCCTTCTTAATTAGATAGGTAAGGACAAAGTCTTTGATTTGATCTACAGAAGACAGCCTAACTTTATTCTCAATGACTCTTACAAATGTAGGTTTCTCAGCATTCTCAGGATAAAACTTGTTAAATCCATTTTTTACTAAAAAATTACTGTATTTTAATGGCTCAATTGTTACTATCTCTTTTTTAGATACAGTCCAAAAGATGTCATCACTACCACTATCCTCTTTAATGTCAATTAGAACATCTGTAGTTATGTTGTGATCCTTCTTTATTTGCTCATCATCTACTCCATTCTTAACTTTTAGCTTAATTCTGTCAATAGTTAATCTATCCTCAAAGTACTTGCTGTTAAAGTTGCTCTTTTTATAAGCTGACTTGATAGCTGATAGCATTTCAGAGTGAGTAAAGTCTTCATTTGTTGTGTACTTATTGTACAGATACTGCTCAGCTACATCTTGATTGATACCATAGTCACAAAGACAGCATGCTAATTCAAAAATAAAGAAATTTCTACTACCATCTGAGAATGAAGTCTTAAATTTAAACTTTTCAATCAATTCTAGCTTCTTATTCTCATCTTGTAGTATGCACACTGGAGGCTTCTCAATGTATTCAAATCCTTTATCTTGTGTAATTCCTTCAAATACTAAACAGAATTCATTGAAATAAATATCAGGATCATAAGACTCAAAGCATACTCTACTAACATCTTGATTTTTTGAGTCAAAATAGTCAGATTTAAAGTATTCAGCATAAGCAAGAAACCTTCTCTTATGTTCTACAGCAGTTGACTCAGGTATTCTTATGACAGCTTTTAGTCCATTACCACCAGGAGAAGTGAATACTATCACTACATAAGGGTCATTAATTAATCTTTCTCTTTCAGCTACCATTACCTCAGTAGATGGATAACCATCAAAGTCTAATACACAAAGTCCTGAGTGCTCAATCAATCCTTTAGCAGTCCTTTCAGAGAAAGTACCATTGAACATTATTGCATTTAGTTCTTTCTTTGATGCTGAATATCTTGGGTCTTTCTTATCTACTGACCTAATTAGATTGATTTTTTCTTTAAGATCCTCAGTTCCTAATCTTATTCTCGCAACTACCTCAGCTGGGTTAAGATTGAATGGAGTCTCTTTTGACTTAAATAGTGACTTGAATACAGATATTTTTTTCATAACTCTTGTTTTTATTCTTGCTAAAAAAAAAGAAGGGGAAAAGTAGCAAGAAAACTTTTTATGTGGATGCCTCCGACAACCCCTTTGCAAATGTAATAATAATTTTTAATTATCCAAATACGTGACAAACGTGGCAACTATGGGACAACTTTAAAATTCCTTGTCACGCCTATAAGCTATACTAGTATTGAGTTACAGCAAAAGCGTGACAACTAGACAACTTTTTTTGGGGGTGTCCCCCTTGTTTTTTTAAAAAAGCTAGCTACCCCCCATAAGAAGAGTTGTCACTTGTCACGCTCTAAGTACTGGTCATTAGCTATTCTCTCCTTAATGATTCTCAAATCAGTTGTGTTGTTGCACTTGATAACATCCTCAAAGATAGAGTACTTAGGTAGTTCAATTGGTGCTTCACCAGGATAAAGATAGTCTTTAATTGGTGCAATAATGTCATCATAAATCTTGTCAGAGTTTTGAAATTGCTTGTCTATTTTAATTCCATTAAGTACAGTTGCGTGGTGTTTGTTTAATATTCTACCTATTTCACAGAGATTAAAATTAAGTTTAAACAGCTCAGAGAAAATGTAGTCTCGCTTGTACACCAGGTCTCTTTGTCTACCACTACTGGTCAGGTTGTGTAGCTCAATCATGTATTTGATTTTATCTATCATGATAGTTTCTTTTGGTCAATATTCTTAAAGATGTCAGAGTCTGAGTCTATCCTTCCAGTAGCTTTGATAAAGTCTACCTCTAACTTAGCTGAGTTGATGATAACAGATCCAATGGAGCTAATAGCTTTGGCCTTATCTACCTCTTCTTTTATCTGTTCATTACTTAAAGACTCATCATTAAGTCTTTCTAGTGCTGCAAACATGTGGTCACGTAGATCACTGATTTTGTTTCTTGCCATTTATTTTCTTGTTTAGTTTACTTGTTAATTTAATTACTTGTTGTATGTCTTGAGGGAATCTTTGGATGCTGTTTCTTAATACATTGTCCTTCATACTTATGCATTGTAAGTTCTCTAATTGACAGTTCCTGGTGTTACCATCTATAAACGTTATTATGTGCTTATTAGGAATTGGTCCATTAGCATCAATCCATATTTTGTTGTGGTAAAGAATCCACTTGCTATCTTTTATCTTGTAGTACAGATATACTCTACCACTTTGATCAGCATCTTTTCTCTCTACTATTGTTCCGTCAGGTTTCCAGTTATGTGGTCTATTACCTGGTTTAAACATTGTAGCTTTGACCTTCTCATAGACTTCTGTAGGCATTTCTTTACCTTTGTTAAATGGTGTATGTCCAGGTGTGAATCTAAACTTTTTACCACCATTAATTAAATTCTGTCTACCTGATGAATCTGACCTTTTAAACTCTAGTGTCTTCTTTAGGCCCATTGAGAAAGCTCTATTAGCTACTTGAGAATAAGTCAATCCTAAGTCATCAGCAATACCTTGAGTTTTTTCATGAGGGAATCTTTGTCTTATGATTTCATTATGTGTCATAGCTCCTCTACTTTATAACCATTATTAATATACCATTGTGGAGTCTCAGGTAGGTCATCAGGATACTTCTCATCTTGAAGACATCCATTGTGATCAAGGTAACAATACCACCAAAAACCACCTAGCTTTTCTACTGAGTCCTCAAGCCAAATTCTGTGTGTTGCTTTCATAACAATTCAATTTCTTGTTTAACTTTATTCCAATACTGCTTAAATGGATTAGGCAACATAACATTGTCCATTGCTTTAATTATCTCATCAACTGCAATTAATGCACATTGCTTGGCTATCACAGTACATAGTATCTCCTCACCACATTCAGTATCTTCATTCATTAAAATAATTCGGTAGCTATCTACTAACTCTTTTGCTTTCTCTTTCGGTGTCATAGCTTCTCAATTTTTAAGATTTCTTTATTGTATTGTTGTTTTACTCCTTGAAACAAATGCTTCCATGTCTTGCCAGTGCAAATATAACTGACTGTTGATTGATGCAAATTGTATATTTCTGCTATCATTTTTTGTGTCATCTCACCACTCATGTATAGTATCAAGATTCTTGTTGCAATTTCCTCATTGATTTTACTGAAATTACAATATTCAGATATACTACCAGTACCACGTTTTTTGTTATCAGTCTTAACATCTTTAACCAATCTGCAAATATGTGTTTCTGTTACATTAAATTCATTAGCCAATTCTTTCATAGTTACATTAGATGAGCCGTATTTTTTTTGGATGTCTTTAACTTGATGAATATCAAGCTTTGCTGCATTGCTAAATCTTCCTTCTTTCATATCTCCTCAATTTTTAAGATTAATATTGGCCATCTGTCCACTAGTAGAAACGCATGATGTTTGTCGTATGCCTTCACTATCTTGAAGGACTTGTCTCTCATTGTGACTCTGTATGTTTTCATTTTTTGCTCTTAGGTAGTTAATGTATAGTTGGATGTCAAAGTGGCCTCTTTTAGCCCAATAACTTTCAATATCAGCTAAGTTCATGTTCTTCAATTTCTCCGTTGTTACATCCACACTCTTCTTCAGTGTAGTGAATTTCATTACCAAATGTGCAGTAGTGTACCTCAATAGTACCTTCTCCATTGCAGTCAGGGCAAATCATAGTTCAAAAATTTTAACAGTTGTGTACTTTTTGTACTTGAATGTGCTTTTATTTCTCCTAGTAGGAGCAGTCAAGTTGAACTGTTTAATCATGTCTGAATATGTATGCCAGTATGATCTCCATCTTGTTGCTGGCTCTGAGTCTTTACCAAATTGGCTTAGTGAAAATAGATACATGTCCCAGCAATGCTTCTCTTGTTCAATGATGTGTTTGATTAAATTTTGCATGTTACTTTGATTTAAGGGTTAAAATTTTGATTGTTGCTACGATGCTGTAAAGCACTAATAAGTATACAATTTTTCCTTCCATGATTTATTGTTTTGGTTAATAATTATGAAACAAAGTTAGTAAGTCTTTTCATATATGCAAACATTTTAACATATTTTAACATTTGATTGCATAAAAAAACCCTCTTAGTGTGCATTGTGAAGAGGCAAAGAGGGTGTGTTATTGTAACCAAACAATATACATGCGTACAAATATAACTATTTTTTTCTTCTAAGCAAGAATTTTATTAACTTACCTACAAATCCTGACTGCTCATTTACATCTACATTCACTTCACCATTGGTAACTTGTACGTCTACCTTGTCTGTGTCTATTTTAAGGCTCTTAGAGTCACTTTCTTTGTGAAAGTCCATGTCTACTTTATCTGTGTCAACTTTAACGTCTGTAACGCCATTTTTTCGCGTCACTTTAATATCTACATTCTTAGTATCAATGTTAATATTGATGTCTTTTTTCTTTTTTGGTTCTTTCATTATGCTTCATTATTACTTATTCTACCTTGACTCTCTAATTTTATGACTCTTACATTAGCTGGTTGTGCTATTTTCCATGCTGTTCTTCTAGCTTGGTGAAGTCTAGCCTTAGCAATTCTCATGATGTTAACTTCATTGCCTTGATTACCACCAATGATATGATAGTGTGTTCTATCCTCACCAACATAGATACCAACATGTCCACCACCATCTCGCTTGAAGGTTAGTACATCACCTAGCATTGGTTGATTGACGTGTGTGCCATACTTTGCCCAGTTCAATGCCCACAATGGCTCATCTACTACCTCAACACCAGCCTTGTGAGCACAGTATGCAATGAATAGACCACACCAGGGAATCTCATCATTAGTGTACATCTTAAGTCCAAGCTCTTTAGCCCAATCTAAAATGATAGGGTTGTGTTGTTTACCTACAATCTCTTTAGTACCTATTAACTTGATAGCTTGTACTAAGATTTTAGGAGCTTTCTCCTCTTCTAACCAACTATATTTCATAATAAATTATTGCAATGATTCCTAACATCACACCACATACAGCTCCTATAATAAACATCATTTTTGTACTGTTAGTTGAGATAGAGTAGCTCCAATTGTGCCAGCTGTTACTAAATATCCAGCCATATCTACTACAATAGTAGGTAGTGTGAATGGTGAAGTCAATAAGACAGCTCCAATAGTACCAATAGTGATTGATAAGTTGCGAACTCTAAGCCAAAAGTTAGGAGTCTTGGCACACCATCTGTCTTTAATTGTCATTTTATTAACTGTATTTCGATTAGTTTTTTCACTGATTGAGTTAACTCACTGATGTGCTCAGCTAGATGTTTAATCTCAAGCTGTGTCATCTTCTCAATTGAGTCACTTCTGAATCTTGCCTCATTGTCTACCAGGTCAATTTTACCTTTAAGATGACTAACGTCAGCTATTATCTCTTTCTGTTCACTTACTATAGCCTTAATTTCACTATGTACATTCTTTAAAAAGTAACCTATCCCTGATAATAGGATAGTAATAATTGTAAAAGCTATCTCATTGAATCCCATCACAAAATAAGTATTGAATTGTTATAACCATTCTCTCTCATACCTCCACATGGGCATCCACTATGACATTGACCGACACAATTGCATGAACAAGCATCAATCATAGGTCTAAGGTCAGTATCTCTGTTAGTAGGATCTGTGAAACCAGGATAAAGGTCTTTATTAGCTATAAGATATCTGATTAATCTCTGCTCATAAAATGATGCCTTCTGTGCGTAGTGCTCCATTCCAAATGCTACCTCACTTCTGCTCACAGATGATGAGAAGTCACCAAATTGAGTCTGCAGTCCTTTGTTCTTTAACTGATAAGTCAATCCAAAGATAGCATCTTCTGCACTTCTCCATGCAATTACTGGCTGTATAAAGGTAACAAGTATCTCCTCATCATTGGTAAGAGTCTGAGCATTGTATGCAGCAAGTAAATAGTTGTAGTAAGTAGTGCCTAAGATAGGCATAACTCTAAGCTGTGCCTGAGTAGCTATGTATGGAGTAACATCAGTCACATCTACATTGGCTGTGATTGGTGTATTGACCTTAAGATAGGTTTCTGTTATAAAATAGATCATAGTGTTGGTGTTTCAGTTGGCATTACGTCACCACCTTCAATTGGTGGTAAAGATGCAAGTGCTCTCACTTCATTTGGAGTCATTGCATTAAGTACTTTTGTAGCCACCAATGGTGATAGTGAGTTAATTGCATCAGCTGTTTTAGATGCGTCACCTTCAATCTCAACAATTGTCTCATTGATAATTTGAAAGTTGTTGATAGTGTATTCACCTGGTATCTTAGCGATCTCTAAAAGCTCATTAACTATCTCCTCAACTTGAGTTCTTAATGGCATTACTACATTCTTCTCAAAGATGACATAGGCTTGTTTGATATCAGCTCCACCACCTAATGAGCCAGTAGTGCGAACACCCATAAGTATAGGATCAATTGTGTGAGCAAAACAAATCTGTTCAGTATTCAATGCTGATGCTTCATGAAAGAGCTTATCATTGCCATTAGTAGGTAGTGATTCTATCTTTGGCAATTGGTCAGCTGAGTTAGCAAAGAATGCTACAGCCTTACCAGCATTAGCCGCACCTTTAAGCCTATCAATTGTGTGCTTGATCATTGACTTCTCCTCTTCTGACTGTGGTCTCTTAGGAAACATCATAGCAAATGAAGGAAAGACACTATTTTGAATGTTACTCTTTGCAAAGTAGCTCAACTCACCACTAAGGAAAGCAAAATTTAGAGCACTGGTGTACTGTGGCAAAGGATACCATTCTTGTCCTAGTGTCATAATCTCGTACACATACAATTGCTCTAGGTCACTATTAGTAGGATGGTATTTTTTTATAGATGTTACGTCAATTCTAGCTGACCAGTCATCACATAAAAAGTAAGTTTGTTTATCTCTAGCGATTCTTACCTTCTCAGGTGACACATTGTAAATCTTGTACAGTTCTCTCTTAGCATTGTAGCACAGCTTGAAGTAGACTCTGTGATGCACAGTCAACTGCTGAGCAATAGCTCTCTCTACTTTTCCTAACTTAATTTTCTTTTCAAATGTGTACAGCTTTAACTTGTCCTCATTAGTCATTCCTTCACTCTTGAGGGTATAGCCCCCACCTACTACTGAGTTGGTCTTAAAGTCAACTATTGCTCCATGAAGTGGTGATGTGTAGTAGAGCTGATTAAGTAGCTCAGGAAACATGTTATCCTGACCAAATGGAATGTATCCAGCTATCTGATATCTACCATTGACATAAGGTAGTGACAAGTTAGCATCACCTACTCTACCAAATGGTG